TGACAGCGATATGATTCCTTCAATCTCCCGTTATACTTATTGGACTGGACTTTGTGATAATTTTTGGTCTGCATTTTCTTGGGAGAAATATTTTTGTGCTTTCTCCTCCTCTGCCGCAAAACTGTATTCTATGGTTGGTTGGCTTGTCGATGGTCTCAGTTCTTTCACTGTCCTTTTTGGTGTAATTGCTTCTATCTTTGGAATTAGTTATTTGGTTAAAAAGATCTTCCCTTCTGACGCTGATGGCGAGGGACCTGTTTCTGCTAGAAAGTATCTCCAAACTTTCCAACCTGCTACAGTTCCTGAAGAAGACGTAGATCTCTCTTTACAGGATGTTCTTTTTGAATCCTCCCAGTTAAAACAAAGAAAACCCCAGAAGGTCTCCCTAGAATCCGCTGCTAGGAACTTGAAAAAGAGGGATAGGATAGTTATTGAGTCTGGAATCAACGATGTGCTTTTTTCCCCTTCCCATGAGCCTGTAATTAAATCAGACAATGCAATTTCTTACCTTAGATCCAATTTGATTCCTGAAGCTCTTCCCGATCAATCTGCCTACGCGCTGGTTTCCAACGCTGTCATTCATAATATGTATACTTTGCAAAATTCTTCCAAATCTATCAGTTTGACTATGTGGTTCATCGTTGGAACAACTCTTTTGACTTACAGACATACTCTGCCTTTTATTAGACAGGCTTTCGAGAATCCTGACGATTTCTTCCTTGTGGATTGTGATGGTAAAAATCCTATTCCTTTTAATCAGTCTACGGTTAGCTCAATCAAGACCGCTGAATTCGGAGGAAAAGATTCTGACATTCTCCTTATCTGCCTTAACCCTTCTGTAGTTAGTGCTCGTAGAAAAATTATTCATCACTTTCTTACTGCTGATGAACTCGCTCAAGTTGATGGTACTCCCGGCTCTCTCACAGGAGTCAGGCTTTATAACGGTGTTAAGTATATTCACTGTGCTTCAAATTTTGACATCATGCTTTCAACTCATCATGTTAAGAAATCCCGACCCGCCCCTTTTGTCGACTCTTCTGGTAATTTGACCATTCCCCGTTATAACATCACTGATAACAATAACGAGGAACATACTATTCATTTGGCTTCATCTATCGCCTATTATGTCAATACTGCTCCTGGCGACTGTGGATCTCTTGTTTCTGTTTTGAACCCTAAATTTCGTCACAAACTCTGCGGAATGCATGTTGCTGGTCATACTTATCCAACTGGCGGATCTAACCGAGGTATCGGTTATGCCGTCCCTATAACTCGTGAACGACTGGAAAAGTGTATGAAAGGTGTTGATTTGATGTATCAAGTTTCTCCTAATGTTCCTGAAGAATGTTTGAATGAAAAAGTTCCGGTTTATCCTCAAGGTAATTTTATTCCTATCGGAACTCTGGATGGCGAAGACTCTCCTTTGACCTCTGGAAAAGTCCTGACTCATGACTTCGGACCTAGTTTAATTTCTGGATGCTTGCAAAAACCTATCATGGCTCCTTCTAACCTTTGGAAAATTGATGGTGAAGACGTTGTCCTTAAAAATTTGGCTAAATCTGGCGAAAAAGATCTCGTTCTTCTTGACCAAGCTACTCTCCAAACCGCTACTCTTGCTGTTCATCACAACTATATTTCAAAATCTATGGATCTTTTGGCTAAGGAAGTTCTCACTCCTATGGACTTTCTCCCCTATAAATCTTTACATGAGGCTGTGAAAGGTGATGGTAAATACCTTAAATCTTTGGTTCTTTCTACCTCTCCCGGAATCCCCTGGACTGCTCTTAAGTCTGGTCTCCCTGGAAAACGTAATTTCATTTCTGAAGAAGGCATATTGTCTTCTGAATTCTACGAAACTGTTGTTAAAACTATGAAAATTCTTCGATCTGGCCAGCGTGCACCGATTCTTTGGGCTGACATCGCTAAAAGTGAAAGGCGTCCTTTGGAAAAGGTTGCAGCTGGAAAAACTAGGACTATCACTTCTTCTCCCCTTCATGCTACAGTAGTCTCTCGAATGCTTTATGGACCCGCAATGGCTAGACAGTTTGCCTCTCGGATTGTGAATACTTCCTCTCTTGGCTGTAATATCTATTCCTACCAAGATGGTCACGGTTTAGGTGATCATTGTTTCGCTTTTCCTAACATTGGCGATGGTGATTTCAAATCTTGGGATGGTAACACTGGACACCAAATGATCTATTCTAATGAGTCTTCCGCTGCTACTATTGAATTGGATGCGTGTGAAAGTTTGTCTGATCTTATTTCGAAACAATTTCCTTCCTACTATGAATTCTGGACTGAACAATCAAAACAGCTTTTCTCTGATGTCTTCCCTGACTTTTTGGATATTGTTGAAAATCCCACCCCTGAAAGAATTATGGCTTTTTCAGAAGTGTGTTTGAGAATGCGTCATTT